GAATTACACGCCGAGATTCTTGACGATGTAGACGGCGCTCTTTGGAATCGCGACGTTCTTGATGAGAACAGAGTAAGTGAAGTGCCATATCTAAAACGCATCGTCGTTGCCATTGACCCTGCTGTTTCCTCTAATGCGGATTCGGCTGAAACTGGAATTGTGGCTGTTGGCATTGACGAAAGAAATCATGGTTACGTTTTGGAAGATAGATCGGTGCGAGGAACACCTCACGAATGGGCGCTTCAAGCCATCTCACTCTATCATGTCCTGAAGGCAGACCGTATTGTTGCTGAAGCGAATCAAGGCGGCGACATGATTAAACACACTTTGGCTACGATTGACGACAATGTGCCGATCAGATTGGTTCATGCTTCAAGAGGTAAACGAACCAGAGCAGAACCTGTAGCGGCACTGTATGAACAGGGCAGAGTCCATCATGTCGGAGCGTTAAACACATTAGAAGATCAACTGTGTTCTTGGGTGCCGGGAGAAGGTTTATCCCCAGATCGACTTGATGCTTTAGTTTGGGGGGTCACTGAATTGTTAGTGGGTACCCAAATGCCTCCAGCAGTGATACCATCGGGTTTGTCGCAGTCTAACCCTTGGGCAATTACATGAGCAATTCGAAACAGAGACAACCAATTAAAAAACGACCAACCTCAACTGATTTTGGTGAAATAGGTTCCTCTGGTCTTGTTCAATACTCTGGCAGAGTTCAAGAAGATTTCTTAAAATTTCTTCAAGGTGACAGAGGCACAGCAACGTTTCGGGAAATGGCGGACAACCACCCGATCATTGGTGCGATCCTTCATGCAATAGAGATGCAGTTTCGTTCAGTTGAATGGAGTGTCAAACCATCTGACGAAAACAATGAGCGTGCCGTTCAAGAAGCAGAGTTCGTTGCCGGTTGCATGGACGACATGTCCCATTCTTGGCTTGATCTTCTTTCCAACATTTTGTCAATGCTGACCTATGGTTTCTGTGTGAACGAAATCGTTTACAAACGACGCTTCGGTTACATAGAAAATGATGGCGAAAGTTCTCACTTTAACGATGGGCGTATCGGTTGGCGCAAGATGCCTGTCCGCGCACAGACAACTATTGACGGTTGGGAATTCGATCACAACGGCGGCATAGAAGGCATCTATCAGAACGATTACACTTCCGGCAGAGGCAGAGTGTTCATGCCAATCGAAAAAGCGCTCCTGTTCCGCACAACAACGAAACTAAATAATCCAAGAGGTCGCTCCATTCTTCGGAACGCCTATGTGTCATGGTATTACCAACGGCGCATCTTAGAAATTGAGGCGATAGGAATTGAAAGAGATTTAGCAGGTTTACCTGTCGCATTTGTCCCACCTCAACTGCTGTCAGATAATGCAACGTCGCAAGAAACAGCCGCCCTCAATGCAATCAAAGAAATTGTCCGCAACATAAGACGAGATGAACAAGAAGGTTTGGTGTTTCCTCTTGCTTATGATCCTGACACGAAACAGAAAGCCTACGATATTCAGTTGATGTCCACCGGCGGTAAGCGCCAATTTGACACCAACGAAATTGCCACCCGATACGACGCACGAATTGCGATGAGTGTTCTTGCTGATTTCATCATGCTCGGACACGACAAAGTAGGAACACAAGCACTAAGCATTTCCAAAATCAGTCTGTTCCAAGAGTCCATCACCGCTTGGCTCACAGGCATCGCTGATGTGTTCAACAAGTACGCCATTCCGAGACTGATGAGGTTGAACGGCGTAGAACATGAACTGCACCCAACCTTAGAATTTACTCCTCCTAAAAATGTGAACCTTCCAGAAATTTCGGATTATGTAGCGAAACTATCTTCTGCCGGTGCTTTACTTCCTGACGAGTCAATGGGTGAATGGTTGCGTGATCTTGTCGGTATGCCAGCGGAGGAGTCAGAAGAACTTCGATGACGCACGTTACGTTTCGTAAGAGGCGGCAACGATACGGCGAGAAACAGTTGGAGACAGTCGTTCGGAAAGTTCTTGATGCAATACCGCACGACCTAACCAACAACCTACTACTCGGCAGAATAGACGCTGTGGAGTTTAATGAACAAGTCACCACACAAATGGATAAGGAATGGTTCGAATTAGAAGAAGCGCTGTATCTGATCTATTTGAAGGAAACAAAAGAAACAGACGACGAAATTCGTGATGCAATAAATCGCAACATGAGACAACTGGGTTCTCCGGTTCGATTACAGAAACCGACAACAGAAAAAGCAATATCGGAATCGCCACAGATCGGACCTTCTCCTCTTGAAGTCAAACCGAGCATTCCATGGGCTTCCGTTCCTTATGATCCGTTCAACATCGCTGATCCCGAAGCAATTTTGAGGGTTCAAGCACGACGGCAAGCAGGTGAAATACTTTCGCACATAGCGGCAACAGAACGAGACATGATTATCAGCCAAATAGAATTAGGTTTCACCCAAGTCCAAGAGTTCAATACAGGCAGAACAGTCACAGGCAGGACAGTTCAACAAACCGCAAGAGGCATTTTCCCAATCCTTGAAGAAATTGTTCCGGTTGTCACCGCTGAAACAGCCGCAATTTATAGAACCCAATACACGAACGGATTGTTCCCACGATGGGCAAATGCGGTAAACAATTTCGCAGACAGGACAGCAAACCAACTTAAAGCAAGAAACATCACAGGAAATAAAGCCGCCGAACTTTTAGACAGGCGCACAAAAAGATACGCCGACAAATTGAGAAGATCAAGAGCAAGAATGATCGCACGAACAGAAACATCATTCGCTCAAAATGCGGCACGACAAGCAAGTTACGATGCGGCAATAGAAGGAGGATTAGTAAACAACACGGCGACGAAAACTTGGGTCACTGGAGGTTTCGATGTCTGCAACCTTTGTTCACCGATAGCCGGTCAGACTGTCCCCTTGAAAAGTATTTTTTATTGGGGAGGAGGTTTCAGAGGAGGGAATGGGAAAACTCCACCTGCTCACCCGAACTGCCGCTGTAAAACCAGAATGAACCCGAATATAAGCCAACCGCCTCAACTGATCGGTTCGAATACTACTGCCGATCCTTTCCGATACCAGTTCGCTGATGGTTTCACCGCTGGGATAAATCCGGTAGCAAGATAAAAAAATGAGGACCGCCAGTGTTTCCCCAAACCTAGCGATCCTCAATCCATTTGCTTCGCATCTCTGTTAAGCGTATCTCTGTTTAGCGCATTTCCTCTCGGACCAGTTTTTGAATTTTGCGAAGCGTTTTGGAACCGTAATCAAGCGGTCCCTTGTAATCGTTTTGTTCTACAATTTTCCAAACGGTGTCATTGCTTTCAATTAACCAAATGCAGAAACGTTCGCCGTCTTGACCGTCGTCATAAACACAGTTTTCTAAAGTTTCCTCCCAGTCGATCCCACCGTTGTTTGCTTCAACAATTTCGTTGCAGACATATTCAATGAGTTCTTCCGGAATGTTAGTGACACCGACACCTATTTTCGTTTTCGGTTTCCGTTCAACCTTGAAGTAGGTGGACCTCAATTTTCCTTCTTCTGAATTTCGCTTGTTGGTTGCGCCTATTGTCATCATCGCCCAAACATCTCTGCCAAAGTTATATTGACCCCATGTCATCAGGCAAACCCAATCGTATGTATTAGGTAATGGTTTTGGGTTGATGTCCGACGAGGTGGTCCGCCTGTTCAGTTCCTGCAAGTAAACCTCCATCAGATGGGATTCGTATTCCTGTTGGAATGTTTCTTCGGTTCGCATCACATTTGCTCCTTCTGTGTTGTTCATGAGAACTACTATAACTTCATAATATGGGTTATGCAATACCTAATTTTCTAACTGTCACCCAAGACATCATTTTCTCATCTACACTCTTGACATAGACCGTAGTGACCGAAGTGTCCGAGTATCCCAGTGATCGGTGCTTGATGCCCTTTCTTGCGATGCTCAATTTTAAGAAGTGAGGAACAAGTGCCGAAATACAAAGTTACCGGAGACGCAAACGTCACAATTAAAGATATTGAATACAAGACCGGCGAATCGTTTGAAGCCTCACAAAAAGAAGTGAGTTGGCTCGTTGATGACGGTTACATCTCACCAACAGGTAAAGCAATTCCTCAACCTGAACCAGAAGAAGAAGGAGATGACGAATAATGGCTTTCATTCATGGTAAAGACACCGCTGTTTATGTAGACGAATTTGATCTGTCCGCATAT